CCATAAGGGATTTAGTAGTAGCACTTAGCTCTACGTTTTTATAGTGTGCGGGAATATCCGCGCCATTTTTAAATATGCTTATTTCGTTACTCATTGTATATCTCCAGTTGTTGGTGTTGGTGTTGGTTCTTTAATCAGTGTGTTACTTTTTGTTAAGAATGCTTCCACGTTGGAGGCACTGAATCTGAGACGTCCAGTACCCACTAGCCCTCCTTTACGGTAGGTGTCTAATTTACCCTCTTTACGTAATCTAAGCAGGGTCTGCCTAGATATATCTAGTAAGTCCATTACCTCAATGGAGGTTAGGAATACTTCATCTTCTACTTCGTCCATTACTTTCTCCGAACAGTTATTGTATATTTACTATCGATATTCATACCCGGGGGCATGCGGTCTGGGTGTTCCTCTAGGAAATTTTTCATATTGGTCTGGTGTACCCGTTGTTCTAGTAGCTCAAAGGCATCGTTTTCCAATATAAACTGTTTCAAACTCTTGAAGTCAGAAGTCCAGTAGCGAGTCTTAATCGTTCTAAATACGTTTCCAGCAGAGGTGCGTAAACCATCTGCCCCCGTCTCTTTACAAAGCTCTAGTAGAGCTTGTGTTATTGATTCTTGCTGCTCCTTAATCTTACCATCCTGCTCATCAAAGTCCCTTTGAAGCTGCTGTCTTGCGTCACGCATCTTAACATAAACCGTAACTAATTGTTCTGCGTTTATAGTCATTTTAGTTCTCCTTTTGTTGTCATTGCTTGTCGTTACTAGAGGTTATATTATACTCCTTTACAGTACTTGTCGTCAAGTAGCTTTAGTGTTTTTATTTCTCAGTGACCACCTCTTTATATAAATCTAAAAGTCTCATTTGAGACACCCCTTTGTTTTCTAACACGTTTAGCACTTTCTTTTCTACGGCGCTACCTACCAGATGCACTACAGTACAAGCATTTATTTGTCCTGCTCTGTGTATACGGGCATTGGCTTGTTTATATGTCTCCAGGGATAAGGTTATGCCCCACCATACAATTAAATTTGCAGCGTGTAATGTGACTCCGTGCGCCGCAGCTTGCGGCTGGATAACTAATATCTTGGGGTCAGCCTTTGTCTGGAAATTATTGAATATCTCCGCCCTCTTACGAACAGGGATGCCCCCATGTATTACTTCTACAGAATGCCCCGCATCCGTGAGGGCTTTCTGAACTACTTCTATCGTATGCCTGAACATAACGAATACGATTACTTTATGGGATGCTTCAGACACAATATCCAGTAGCTCTTCGGTACGCCCCTTAATATCAAACTCAATGACTTCTCCGGTATCTGAATATGCGCACCCAGAACTCAGCTGAAGTAATTTATTCATAGCCACAGCAGCATTTGCCGCTGATATTTCCACGCCCGCCGCCTCTACTAACATCTCTTTCTTCAAAAGCTTGTAATACTTGGCTTGTTGAATTGACAGGGGCACTTCCCTCGTTTGGTATAATAGCTCAGGTAAATCCAAACACTCTTCTTTAGTGAAGCGTATTGCTGGTTGCAGTATCTTATGTACTATATCCGCAGCTTCCAGCCTATTAGTATAGGTATACATCGACTGCTTTATTTGCACCATATCCCTAAAGGCATTAAATGCTCGTGGCACACTTGCGGGATTCATCATCTTTGCCAACCCATAGGCATCTACGGGGGACTGGGCGGCGGGCGTTCCTGTTAAACCCCATATCCACGTAGTAGGCTTTATTAATCTGTTAATTGCCTTCCAGCGGGAGGTCTGGGCATTTTTTATGAATGTCATTTCATCAAGTACTATTAAATCAAACCCCCCAGCAGCTATATGTTTTTCTACTATACCTACCCCATCATAATTAATAATTACAATTTCGGCGCCCCCCTTAATTATGTTGGTTCGCTGCTCTCTATCTCCATGAGCTATAGCAACAGACCGGTGCATAGCTGTCTTGAATAAGTCTCTCCTCCAAGCAGCATCCATAATAGATAGGGGGCATATCACCAGCACTCGATGTATAACTCCTAAGCTAAGTAGATAATCCGCTGCCCATATAACCGAATTTGATTTTCCTGAGCCAAGATCATTAAAGCAATATGCTCGCTTATTGAGCGTTAGAAATTCAGCAGTTGTTCGTTGGTGGTCGAACGGCTTATACATCCCCGGGTATTTATACTGGGTACGAATAGGGGAAGGGACATTGGGAAGCTTCATGTTATTTAGGATATGCGCTTCCCCCATGCCGAAGTAAACCCAGACCTCTTCTTCCGACACCTGCTTACTTCGGTCTATGACTTCGGTTATAGCCCTAGGGTTTTGTGTTTTTATGGACAATAGGTTGTCCTGTATCACGGATATTTCCATTTACTTGCTCCTTACAACCCCTTTAGGGGGTGACTCTAGTAGTTTATTTGTGGTCTTCCAGTATCTCGAATAGTTGTACTTTATTCAGACTTCTATCAAAATACCACTTCCTTATATTGTTCTGGCACACCGTGCGCTCTTTCTGTCTTGCACGAATTACTAGCTCACATAGCTCATCGACATGTCGCTCTACTAAGCTATTAGGTAGGCCAGCCTCGATTGCCATGGTTAGCACACTCTTAACAGCCACCTTCATTTGGGCTTACCTTTTAGGGGTTCGTTCTTTTTTACTGTGTGGTCTGCATTACGTGAGAAGGAGCGGTTTTCAGAGGGGGTTCGTAGTCGCAGGTTGCTCTTACTATTACCGGCTTTAGTACCGTGGATATGGTCTATGTCCTTACCCGTGCGGTCTATCCCTTTCTTATCAAACTCCCGTCTTGCACGTTGCCTTTCCATGCGAGCCTCATGTGCTTTAGGCCGTTTCTTTTCCAGCTCTATCTCACGTGCTACGTTCCTATCTTCTGGGTTCTTATAGGGCATTTTCTAACTCCTCTTGTTTATATCTACCGTTATGTGGGCATCTAGTTGCCATACACCACTTACCGCAAAGTCCGTTTGGCTTTGGATTGAAGATACCTGTTTCGTAGGCTACTTCTCGTTGCTTCAAAGGCCAGTGCAGTTTTTCAAATATCTTAAACCTTTCTTCATAGGTATAGGACTCCTTAATAATTTCCTTAGAGACAACATATAATAGCATACCTTTAATCACTTTAATATTAGGCCATTTTAGAAAGATAGCCGCCGCCAATAGCCCGAGTTGCTTGGTATCCGCATACTTGGCAGACTTCCCCGTTTTATAGTCACACAAATAGCCCTTGCCTGCCTCTTCGTCAATAATAACCAAATCCGCAATCCCCACCCAATATACATCTGGACTATCATAAGGGCACAGTTCATACTGCCCGTTACGGAGGGCGATGCCCAGCTCAAGCTCACAGAACTTATCGCCTTTGATACTGTTTAGAATATCAAGTGAGCTCTTAACATACTGGTACTTCTCAGGCAACACGGTGCCTGACCTGATGTAGTGCTCTGCTGCTGAGTGGACATCTTTACCATATAGAGTGGCTACTGTATCAGTATGCTCTACGTATTTCAATACTCGGTGCGCTGCGTATTGGGCAGGGCAAGTAATAAATTGGTGTATCCCTGAATATGAAAACCTTGGGGCCTTCATCTTTGCACCGGATTATAGGTATATAGTTCTCTTAGTAAATCCTGCTCTAATGTTTTAATACTTTTAGCATAAGCGTTTTTCACTGCCTGGGCATCCACATTAGGAGGTACTATTAACTTAGTTGTAGGTACACGTAAAGCCTCATCTTTGGTCATTGTGGTGTTCATAATTTATCCTAGCGTTGGTGTTTAATATTGACATCCCATAGAGGATAAGTTTTCTTGCAATCACAACATATCTTAAGGTTCTTGCTGTAATAGTTCTGGAACTTTGTACATCTGTGTGGGTATAGCCAGTTCTTGAATTCTTTTACCCACCTTCTTATTCGCCAATTCACTTTCATTAACCCCCCAAAAAATACTTACACGTATAAAAACCTACTATAAAGGCAACCAAGCCCCACTCCCAATAATTATCGTTCATCTAAACACTCCTGACTTAATAATAACTGATCATCCACAGCAACGTTAGTGCAAAACCGATTATAAAACACGCCATGAAAGTCATAATTTAACCCCCCAAAAAATACTTACACGTATAAAAACCTACTATAAAGGCAACCAAGCCCCACTCCCAATAATTTTCTTCCATCAGTCCCTCCAACGTAATATTGCTTCGCATTTTATTTTTCTCATTTTTAGGTGCCTATTATGCGTTATACATCATCTTCAACTATTACAATTGTCCCATTAAGAGCGTCAAGATATGCAGATACGCGCTTGCCGTTTTCGTTGGTTACTATGCTGTCAGGGTCGGCATGTTTCAATGTTGCAGCCATTTCACTTACGGATGAGATTTTATGTTCTGTACCTGTTTTAGTTTTAGTCATATTACCCCCAAATCTTTCAACTAATAGTATCAAATCAGATGCCAGCATTTCATTTTCACCTGCTACGCTATCAGCGTATGCAAGCAATGCATTTCTAGCGTGCGGGTCTTCATCTACACGCAATACAAAATATACAGCGGATTCGTCAACAGGCTCGCCGCTCGTTTTTGTTATGTGGTATTTCTGGCGTAAGCCGCCTATTTTGTAATCGTGATTTGTTTTAAATTTAGTCATATTATCCACAATTTAACTCGTTAAGATGCACTCATTCTCCTACCACTCCGTAGTGGGTTGCTGGGACATCTCCTTATTAATCTGCCACTCTATCATAGACCGCCTACGTTGCGCAGCTGCCTGCTGTGCCTCCATTTCATCTATCCGTGCCTTCTCTACATATAACTCCTTAAGTTCAGCTTTCTTTTTTTCGTACTCATCTATCTGTTTTAGTACCTCCTCA